TTTTTCTTTAGGTTGTTTGGCAGTGCATCAATCACATTCATACTTTACCCAGTTATGGAAGTTTGGTGAACTATACATTGTTTGACAAGTGGGGTAAACCCTAGTACATTGTTCACGGGGCCATCACCCAGCCCTCTATGCGGTGGAACCGACCAATTAGGATAATCGTAGCGAGTCAGGCGACTCTTAAGTAGCCCCCCATCATTCGGGATGAATCATGGCAAGGTGAACAGGAAATGTAGTCTGAGCCACTTGTCTGACAAACAAGATACTGGTTAGCTTAGATAAACAAGAGGTTCACTTCTGAAAAGAAGGCTAACCCTACACGGGTGCCTGAACTCGTCTGTTACCAACCACCACCCGTCTGTAGCACCTTCTTCCTTCCCAACAAAAGGCTAAATTGGCTTTTCCTGTGGATAGGAGGCACCACAAAATCTCTCACACCACACACACCCCCTCCCCCCCTACAAACCCTTAAGGGTAAACCCTAATAGGGTAAGTCCTACTAGGGAATACCCTGAGAATTAATTAACCGTCCAGTCGGTCGGGTAATGAATGTCGTTGCGGGTGCATTCCGATGACACTCTACGGGTTAACCCTAATCGAAATCATTTCACCATGTGGAATAAATTAGAGTTACATTCCACATCGTGAGATATTAGATAGGGGTTAGTACTATTAGGGTTTTCATGTTGCTGATTTTCTTGTTTGAAATCAACGATGTAAAAAAACTGGCACGTTTCTTTCGCACTATATATAGTGAGAGCATCGAAAAACTCTCAGTCATCAACCATCGAAAGGCGTTCAATATGACAAGCACCATCACCAGGGAGCAATGGCTCTCCAAGGCCACCGAAGAACTCAGGGCACTGTTTAAACAGCATGGGGAGGCTCTCCCACACGAAGTCCGATCAAGCTGTGGATTCCCCTCAAAAGGCGCACTGGGCAACAGGAACCGCACACTGGGCCAATGTTGGTCAGCCACGGCATCCGCTGACAGCCACGCCGAGATTTTCATCTCACCCACCATCTCTGACAGTTCAAGGGTGTTGGACATCTTGGCCCACGAACTCATCCACGCCATTCACCCTGGTGACGGGCACGGCTCAAAGTTCGGGCGCACGGCTCGTGCCATTGGGCTTGAAGGCAAGCTGACAGCCACTGTCGCAGGGCCTGAATTCTTGGCCTGGGCTGGGCCAGTGCTTGAGCGCCTGGGTGTGTACCCTCATGCTGACCTGGTGCCCGCCAATGCCATCAAAAAGCAAAGCACACGGATGCTCAAGTGCTTGTGCAATGAGTGCGGGTACATCGCCTACACATCGGGCAAGTGGCTGGCTGAGATGGGCGCACCTCACTGCCCTGACCATGGCGAGATGCAAAGCGTTTAAACAGTCTGACTGTCAGCCCTGCGGGTCAGGGTTGACGGGCATATTGCCAAACCTTATAACTTTGAAAGGCGTGAAACCATGAGCATACTAACTGACCCTGACCAAATTGAGCATTTTCGCTTGCTGACCTTGTGGCGTGGCCTGGGCCTCGAACTCAAAGGCATGAAAATGAGCCGTGGCACATCTTGTTACAAGATTCTCAAGTCCATGGGCATGACAGGCACCAAGCAACAGGTGCACACTGACCTGGGCAAGCTATTGGGCAAAATCCCTGAGACTGTTTAAACAACTTGAAAGGCTTTCAAAATGACAAACCTAATCCATGATGCTTATGATAACTATCCTGCAAAACAAAAGGATAGCAAAAAGACAAATAATTCTCTGACCTCTTACGAGTTCTACTTGTCGGCTTGTGAACTCCGCACTGGTCAACATGGCTCATTTGCTCAGGCCATTGGAGAGGCTTACATCGTGGCTGACAGTGGCAACGGCCAAAAATTGCTCGATGCCTTCCCTGAGGTTTTCATGCGTGGCTGGCACTGGGTGCAGTCCAAGCGCATCAACCAAACCGAGAGCGTTTAAACATCATGCACCCAGCAGACAAAATCGTTATTATCGGTTCAGCCTTGGCATTTCTTGCCCTGGCCTTCATCATGTGGACAACTTAAAACCAAGACTGAAGGGCATTTTGTGCCCTTTGGCCTGGGCTTTCCAGGGGTTTAACTTAAAGGCTTTGATATGAAAACCACTGTTTCAGTTTCTGATTTTAGAGATGCGTTTAAACGCTGCGGGAGGGGAGGCCAATTCTCTTATGATGGCCTGGGTGTTTTATTTAGATACTTTGAAGAGTATGAACAAGACACGGGCGATGAAATTGAATTAGATGTTATTGGTATTTGCTGCGATTTTGCAGAAAATGATTTTGCTTCAATCGCTGAAGATTATTCCATCGACCTTTCAGAGTGCGAAAGCAAAGATTCAATCAAGACGGCAGTTTTGGATTTTCTGGCAGACAATGGCTCATTAATCGGTGAAACCGATGAGGCCGCCGTTTATAGGCAGTTCTGATGATTTATGCCACTCTCGCCCTTATCCTCCGCATCCTAACCCGCAAAAAATGAAAGGCTTTGAAATGAAAACAGTATCAATGGAATTAGAATATAAACTTGAATTAATTGGTGAAATTAACAATGGGGATTATGTAGATCAATATTTTAAAATCACTCGATTCGATGATGATTTAAATTATGACGATGTATATAATTGGCTGCGTGACGAATATTATTATGACACCAATCGCATGGGTGGCTGGTTTTGCCATACTGTCACTATTTGCCCGAATCCCTATCATGCCGATAGTTGCATTGGAATAGTTCACCATTCGCAAAACGTTTAAACAATCAACCACTAACTAAGCCGCCTTCGGGCGGTTTTTCTTTGCCCACTTTTAAGCCCTTGCAAGCCCCACCATGTAGGGCGCATTGGGTTGACCAAGAAAAGCCCCTTAAACGCCCTTTTAAGCCCTTTGGCAAGCCTTTTTGTGGTCAATCATCGTCTTGGTTTGGCAGTGTGGTTACCAAGCCCACAAAATTCAGGTTCATTTCAGGGTCAAGCCCACAGTTAAAAAAGTGACCCGCTTGGTCGATAGCGACCTTCAACCCTTGCGTCATGTTACCGCCGCCGATCAATTCTAGGATGGCCCTTTGCTCTGGGCTTAAATTGATCTTGAAATCAGTCTGGGTTCTTAATGGGTTTATCTTGTTTGCCATTCAACTGCTCACGCCAATAAAGTGCAATTAATAATGCTTCGGCCCTGTTTCCATCTTTTTTTCTGATTAACTTGGCTTCAGGCCAAAAACTACGGGCTAGGTCTAGGCTTTCGTTTTTATCGCTTGTCAGGTGGAAATACTTTTTCCATTTCTGAGGGGTTACCAAATGAAAAGGGTAATTTGTTAATTCAGCAACCGCTGATATAACACCGACAGCCCTGCCAAACTGAAATGAACTGCTAACCCCTTGCCCTGGCATTGAATGCACTGATTCCATACAAATCTCTGCCCCTTCCCTTGGGTCAATGCACCGCAATATCATGTTTTTAAAAACAAGGGGCAATATATTCTTATCTTTATGCTCAATCATAAAAGAGTCCAAATAATCGCCATTTGAATCCAATGCACCAACTGCGCCACTAATGGAACCCGGGTCAAGCCCCAGATATATTGTCATTGTGGGCTTTCATGGTGTTGATTAAATCGTTCGAAATCCCAAGCCATAGGTATGTTGGGCATTTCTCCAGTTCCTTGGCCCTGTGCCATGCCTGACCCTTCCAGCCTGGAGTTTTTGCCATTAAAACAAGATGGGCCAATGTCTCCGCATACAACGAGGGCATGGTTAACAAGGTGCTGTGCAACGGCAAGCCCTTGTTTTCGTTTGTTGAGCAAGTGGCGGGCTTCATGTATGTTCATTTTGTCATCTTTTCTTTAAAACCTTGATAAAAATCACCACTGTCCATCAATTTAAAAAGACCAAAACCTTCTTCAAAATCAACTGTATATCGCTCGCAAATGTAGTCGGCATATTCCATTTCAAGTTGGGATGTTCTCATTGCTGCCTCGAATTGTTGCTCAGTCATGGGAACCCTTGCAATTTCAGCGGCTGCGCGGGTGATTGCTAGGCGAGTGGCTTCAGCAGTGTTAATGCCCGTCCTAACGAAAATCAGAGGTGCATCTTCTTTGAACCGCACCTGCACATTCCCTTGACTAATGTTGATTTTCATCTCCAACTTCACCGCTAGACGCAGTGCATCGCCATCATCTTCAAGGGGGTTCCATGGCTTTGCTTCAAAGATGTTAAATCCTGGCGGCAAGCGAGTGCAGTTACGCCAAACACCATTGGGGTCTTTGATCGCGTTGATTCTCGCCCCTTTTGCAGCAAGTTCTATCAGTTCTGTATCAGTCATGTGAATAATAACTCCTGAGTTTTTACTGAATCACCAGCGTTATATTTTTCTGATTCGCCTTTCGGGTAAGGTTGGATTTCATAACGCAGCTGGTCTTTTAAGGTCTGTTTTTGTTTTCTGCTTCCAACAAAATAAATATATCTGTGCTTGGCACTGCGATTTATTCTATTTTCAGAATCTCCAAAATTATGCCTTGAATGCTTACCATCAAGCCCAGCCATGTCTGTTCGTTCTTTTGTTGTTCCAGTGAAAATGAAGTTTGTTGCCTGATAGACATACCCAACATGGTTCATCTCAGTGTCGGCATAGGAAACCACAATGCTTGGCTTTGGCAACATTTGCAGACTTTGACCAACCAGCATAGATGCGGCATTTTTCAATCCATCTTCAATGCACAGGCGGTTTAACTCCAAAACAATGTCTTTGTTTTCTGGCCCACACACACCCATGCACAGGAAAGGACTAGCTGGCAACCCATAAGTCACGATGCCAACTAGCCTAGTGTCATACAAACCAAAAGCATGAATTATTTGAGGCATCCGCTTGGCATAGTGTTTTTTCAAAATCCAAGGTTCAGCCTCAAAAGGTTTTATGGGTAAAACCTTCATAAGTTGTTTTTTTCTTTCAGTTTTCGCTCAACTGTTGCACCATAGAAAACCCAATCAGCACTCAAACAACCGCATTCAATCGCAATTTCAGTGTGCTCTTTTTCTGTTAATCCAACCCACTCACGCCGTGGCTCAAATTCGGTCACCATCTTTTCTTTGAAACCTTCATAAAAATCACCTCGCTCCATCAATCGAATGAGAATCTCACCATTTCCGACATTCGCCCTATCCATGATGTAGTCGGTATATTCCATATCAAGCTGATATGTATTCATTGCTTGCTCGAATTGTTCTTCGGTCATGTTACTTTTCCTTTCAACGCATTTCTGATTTGTGCCATGATTTCTGGCGGTGGTGGGCCTGTGTGCTTTTTGTCTTCATCCAGCTTCAGTAGAGCAGGATCACGGCCTTGAACGGGTGCAACAGATACCCTAGCCATGTCGCCAAAGGTAGGCTTTGGTAAAACCCACTCAGCTTTGAAACCTTGCCAATTTCTTACAACTACTTCCTTCAGGGCATCCTCAAGGCTAAACCCAGCCTTGTCAGCTTCCTTTTGGATTCCATCAATCACCAGTTGGGTGACCTGGGCTTTCTTTGACTTTCGATGATTTACGAATTCCTGCCAAACAGATTGTGAAACGCCGTCAGGCGGTGCAACGCTAGTTGCTCTCTGTCTCTTCTCTGTCTCTATCTCTATCTCTTTCTCTCTCTCTGGGATAGCAAGTTGCTTGCAATCTGCTAGCACTCCGCTAGCAACAATAAAGAATCCCTTATCAATCAATGGCTTAACACCATCTTGATAATCTTTTGGGGTAATGTGGAGTCTGAACACAAGCTCATCCAGTGAGCCATCAAAAGTTCCATCTTTGGACTCTGATGCTAGCAACCACATCAATGGTGCTAGCGCCTTGCTAGCAAGTGGCAAGCTACTGTAGTTCCTGTCATTCAGTATTGAACGATGAAACTTGATCCAGGGTGGAGAGCGATGCTTATAGTGCTGGAAAGAAACCCAGTTTTTGGGAATTAATTGCATATCAACCTTAAGTCATAGGTTTAGTCGCCAAGGGAATTTACGGCAGGACGGGGACTAATCGTCTTTTCAGGAGCTACCCTAGCCGGATTCCCAAACATCATATCAGACTTTGTAAATCTGATTGTCGCCAAAGCGACTTGGATACTTCAAGAAATCATAGCAACCTCTGCGAGATATGTTTCTCCGCAGTTCCTTGCCATCGTAAGGTTCTTTGACAGACCCATTCTCAATCCGCATAGCTGCACCACTGATGGCCCTGTTCATCTCCATGCGCCCATACTCAGTTAAATGCCACTTCTCTTGATGATTGATGACATAGCCAAATTGCTCCAAATCGGGCAGGTATCTTTGATAGTGAAACGATACAGAGTTGTTGTCTGTATAGCTGTGGGTCATCTCAAGCATTGTCCTGGGGCCACCTGATAGGCGCTTGAGCAATGCTCTGTGGGTGAGGTTTAAACGCATTTGCAGTCCTTAAAAAACGCCAGTATGATGGTATTTATAGTTTTATGCACTAGGGA